TCCTCACATCTAAGGATTATCTGGATGCGAAGTACAAGACCATAGAGAATCTACATGAACAGGAAGCCAAAGCACAGGAACTGTTAAACAATGCCCAGAGTACAAACGTTTGACGAACTGAATACAATCGCCAATGACGAAGAGTACTATGAAGCATACTTCCGTGACATGGCTCTGTCGAGAAGACAGATTGACGAGCGCAAAGGCATCGCAGAAGACTTTGAAGATTTGATGTTCTTCATCTTCGCCTTGATCCTTGCGATGATGCAATCTGATACGCTCGATTTAATGTCAGCACAGGAACAGATTTACAATCGTTACTTGCAAATCCTTCGTGACAATGGAGTGACGATTGACGACGATGCCGTTCGTGCGGCCAGAACCTTTGCTGAAAGCGTTCCGAGAACCACAGCAGAGGAAATCCTTAAACAGATGGAAAACGCCGTTGAGGACGCTCCAGACGCGACAGACGGATATGGTACATCTAATCGAAGAGCGAGAGAGGTTTCCGCGAGCGAAGCAAATACGGTTTATAACCATGAGGACTTCGTAAATGCTGTTGCCTCTGGCAAAACACGGAAGCAATGGATAACAATCCTCGATGGCAGAGAGCGACCGACACACCGTTCGGTCAGCGGAGTAACAATTCCGATTGAGGAGTACTTCGCAGTCGGTGATGCTCTTATGCTTTACCCGCACCAAGCGGGTTCTCCACCAGAAGAGGTGGTAAATTGCCGTTGTTCTGTACGGTATATCTGATAAATCACGGATTACTTCGGTAGTCCGTTTTTTATATATAGCAACAAATCATGGAACTGTCCGACAAACAGTATTGGGCATAGCAGGAGCGACCTGCGACATCAAAAGCGTATGTCCGATGGGAAGGAAGGTAACTAATGACAAGAGATGAAATCAAAGTAATTTTTCCAGACGCATCCGATGAACAGATCACCAAGATTCTGAATAAGTCGAATGCGGAAGTAGCAAACGAAAAGGGCAAGGTTCAGAAACTCCAAGCGAAAGCCGACAGCGCGGATGCACTCCAGAAGCAACTGGATGAAATCAACGCACAGGGGCAGACGGAGTTGGAGAAAGCCAACAACCGCATTGCTCAACTGGAAAAGCAGAACGCCAAGATGCTTCAGCGTGAAGCACTTGCAAACGTAGGCATCACAGGTGAAGATGCCGACAACCTCATCAAGGAAGACGGCACACTTGATTATGCCACTCTTGACAAGGTTATCAAGGAGAGAGAAGCGAAAGCCGCTACAGCAAAGGAGCAGGAAATCGCCAACAACTCCACGAATCCCAATGGTGGTAAGGATGTCGCGGGTAAAGATCCCGATGACAAACCCGAAGATGTTAAGAATGCAGAGCAACTTGTCTTTGCGACAGTAAACAAGGACATGATGTCTGCTAGAGATTACTACAAGTAATAGGGGGTATTAAAAATGGGCAAACCTATCACAAATGAGTATGGGCAGGAAAAGACCATCCTCAAGTTTTTTGACTACAAGGGTGCGGCTTGCGTTGTACCCGCATCTGGCGTTGAGGCTGACGCTGATGGCAAGAAGATTGTAAAGGCAGGAACACCTTTCCCGTCCAACGATGCATCTTGCCTTGGCTATCTGCTCCACGATGTCGATGTAACACAGGGTGATGCGGCAGGTACATACGTTTACGCAGGTATCCTCGATGAAGCGAAGATTACCGCAAACGGTGTCACCATCGCGGCGGCGGCAAAGAAAGCAACTCCGAAGGTTACTTTCTACGGCAAGGCTTACGCCTAATCACACAATCAACCTATAAAGGGGGTATAAAGCAATGGCACTTTCTCTTAAAGACGCCTTTACCGCCCGCGCAATCGGCACAGCGTGGGATAGGTATCAGCAATCTCTTGGTCTGCCGCCTTACCTTGGCAGATCTTTCTTTGGCACACAGAAGAAGATGGGACTTGATCTCAAGTGGATCAAGGGTTCTCATGGTCTTCCTGTTTCTCTGAAAGGTGCAAACTTCGATGCTAAAGCACCTCTGCGTGATGGCATCGGCTTCCAGACAATCGAACAGGGCATGCCTTTCTTCCGCGAGTCTTACATGGTAACGGAGAAGGAAGAGCAGGATTACATGACCTTCCTCAACGCCCAGAACGATGGCATGGCGAACCAAGTTCTCGCCGAAATCATGAAGAAGCCTCTGGATCTTGTACAGGGCGCGGATGTTGTTCCCGAGCGCATGATTTGGCAACTCCTTGCACCTGCTGATGGTATTCCGAAGATTACCGTCACTGTTGATGGCGGTAGCACATACGTTATCGACTACACAGCCGATAATGGTGTGGCTTATAAGGCTACCAACTTCACGGAACTGTCTGGAACTTCTCTGTGGTCTGCTCCCGAAACGGCTACTCCTATCAAGGACATCGCCGACATGCAGGAGAAGTACACCGAAAATCACGGTGGCAGACTGACAACTATCGCAATGAACCAGAAGACTTGGAAGCAACTGGTATCTGCTGAAGATACTCGCACGCAGGTGCTTGGCACGATCGCCGCAACTGGTGGTGTGATGCTTCGTGACGCTGATGTCAGAGCATTCCTGCTTTCCAACTACAATATCACCGTACTGGTCTACAACAAGATGTTCATGGGCGAGAGCGGCACGGCGGCTACGTTCATCCCCGATGGCGTTGTTGTCGGCGTTGACGGCGCGGCTTCCACACTGGGTACTGTCTACTATGGCACGACTCCCGAAGAGAGAAGTGGTGACCTGTCTATCGGTAACCTCTCCATCGTCAACACTGGTGTAAGCATCTACACCTACACAACTCCTCATCCTATCAACACTCACTGTGTTGTATCCGAGATCGTCCTGCCGTCTTACGAGAACATGGACAGAGTTGCTATTCTCAAGGTTGCTTGACAGTAACCTGTCGAGGGGGAAGGTATGATTTTTGATCATGATGTAAAGCATGACGGCAAGTGGTATCCGATGGGGACTGATGTCCCTGTCGGAAAAGCCGCTGAAAAGCCTGTCATTGTCGAAGAAAAGGCGGCAGAGCCTGTTGTCGCCGAAGCGGCTGAAGAGCCGAAAAAGCCTGTCAAAAGAGGACGGAAGAAGGTATAAGTACTATGGCATACGCAAGCATGGGTGAAATGAAAGCGGCAATAGTCGCCGAATTAACCGAAGAATTAAAGGACAGGGATTCGCAATTCAATGCGAAGGTACTTGCCAATAAGGTCGATGGTGCGCTCCGAGAACTGCGTATGCGTAGAAATTATGCTGACACGGCCTTGACCGAGGAGCAGATCCTTGCGGACATGACCAACTTCTACCACACGATTCGCGAGGTGGCGTTGGTCGACTATGCGAAACAGGGTGCTTATGGTGAGTCTTATCACTATGAGAACACTGTCCATCGTAGTTACATCGACCGTGAAGAACTGTTTCAAGGCGTCCATGCATTCGTTAAGGTTCTGATTTAAATCTCTCTGTTAAGAAGGAAGTGCGTGTGGATGCGTTTGTCCATGGGCGTGTTCACGCAGGGGTGTATGGCAGAGCGAGTGGGAGAGCCATATATATGTTACAGTTGCAGATTAATAAACAAGAACTTTATTACTCGATGCAAGGCGAAACCGTTCCAGTGTATGAGCGCGATGAGAACGGCGAAATCATCTATGACGAGATAGACGGCGAACAAGTGCCGCGACTTACTGGTGACTGGGTTACCAAGTATCAAAAGCCTGTTAAGTTTTACGGCAACATCAACAGCGGCAACGTTGGTGAAGCAAGAGCAAGAGCGTACGGTCTTTCGCTGAACGGGTACGAAGCAATCCTCTGCATGAGGAAAGGCGAACTTCCTATCAACGAGAAGACGCTGATATGGTATCAGACGCGACCGACCTACCTTGAAGACGGCTCTGTCAATCCGCAGTCAGCCGACTATCAAGTCAAGAGATGTCCACCTTGTCTGGATGAAATCGTATATCTGCTAAAGAGATTGGATAGCGACCAAGATGAGTAACGATATCAACATCGAACTTGGCATCACATCTATCAATGAAGCCATCAAACAGTTAAAGGCTTACAAACTGAAAATCGTTCGTAGGAACAGAAGCCTTGTTTACCATTTGATGGAAGCAGGATGGTACGCGGCAGAGAGCGCAATTGCATCAGCCGCTACCGACTATCCAGATATTGATAGGAATGTGAAGTTCCAGAAAGAACTTCCGAACACAAACTTCCGTGGAAGCGTTGTCGAAGGACAGTTCATCC